ACCCCAATTGTCAAAGAGCTAACGCCGGTTCTTGCAGAAATACTTGACGACCTAGCTCCAAAGATTGAGCGAGTTGCTGAAAAGCTCGGAGACTTCATTGTAAAGATTTCGTCTGAGCAAGGTCGCAACCAAATCTTTAGAGATGTAAGCAAACAGATTGACGACTTCTTTACTGGCGGTGGACTACAAAAGGCCATCGTGGGAATGAATCAGTTCCGCAACGATTTAATTATGAAGATACTTGACGCGCTCCCTGGAATTATTGAGGGCTTTACAAAAATGCTTCCTGGCATTATCGCGTTTATAACTGGGACAATGATTCCGATGTTGCTTGCTTCGTTTGCGATGATTCTCAAAGAACTAATTAGTGTACTTGGCGAAGTGCTGCCGATGCTAGTTGAATCGCTTGCCGAAATGATTCCAGCAATTATTCAGTCACTAGCCGATTTGATTCCAGTAATTGTTGAAACAATTCTCGGATTTATCCCCATACTTCTTGACACAGCGATAACCTTCTTTGGCTCACTTATTGAGGCAGTCTCAATAATAATTCCTGACGTAATTAATACTGTTGTTGAGCTACTGCCTCAGCTTATAGATACGGTCTTAGCGATGTTGCCAGAGTTCATTGACTCGGCGCTTGAGTTATTTAACGGATTGCTTACGGCACTTATTGAGACAATCCCTATTCTTCTATCGGCAATCATTGCGGCACTGCCTGACATCCTTGTCACGATAATTGGGATGCTGCCCGAATTACTTCAAGCAGCCATCGAATTGTTTATGGGTCTTGTAACCGCAGTGGTTGACATCCTGCCAGAGCTGCTAGTCGCCATCGTAAAACTTCTTCCAGAGATAACGGCCGCTGTTGTTGGCATGATTCCTGAGCTACTCGTAGCGGCTATTGATCTGTTCCTAGCATTAGTAAGCGCAATAATAGAAGCAACGCCGGCAATCCTAAAAGCAATCATTGAGCTAGTGCCTGAAATCGTAGGCGCACTGATTAGCGCAATGCCACAAATGGTAGCCGCTGGCTTTGACTTGCTTACTGGTTTGGCTAAGGGCATCTACGACAACCTGCCAAAAATCGCAGCCAACATCGCAAGTAGCATTGGCGACTCAATTACTAACGCGGTCAAGGGTTTCTTTGGAATTGAATCACCATCAAAGCTATTCGCTGGAATCGGTGGGGACTTAGCGGCTGGACTTGAGCAGGGCATACAAGACTCCAAAGACCTAGCAGTTGGCGCATCGCTTGAGATGGCAAGCGAAGTCAAGTTTGCATCCGACTCAGCCTTTGACGGGGTATCAGCAGGCGCAATGTTTACGCCCTCATTCGGCAACACAAGCAAGAAGCAAAAGAGTGCAGGCAGTAACATCAACATCACAATCAACGCAGGCATGGGCGCAGACGGTGGTCGCATTGGTCAAATGATTGTGGATGAAATAAAAAAGTTTGAGCGTCAATCTGGAAAGGTATTCGTCTCAGCATGACCACCAAGGTAGAACTAGGCTTCACTCCGTCGGGTGGCGCTGCTCCGTTCTTTACACTTGATGACGCAATAAAAGGATTGCTTGATTCGCCTCTCTATGTTTTAGGTGGTGAAGTGCTTGCAGATGTTTCAGAGTACGTCAAGAGCGTTAGCATCAACAGAGGTAAGTCACTAGAACTAGATCGCTTTCGCGCAGGTGCCGGCTCGGTGCAGTTCAATAACGACACTAGAGTATTTGACCCCTCGTACACGCTGTCACCTTATTACGGACAAATTCAGCCTAAGCGCCGATTGAGAATTAGCTTGGATGATGTCGTGCAGTTCGATGGCACGATAGACGACTGGGACATTGACTACAACCGAGGCGGTTACTCAGTAGCCACAGCCAACGCAGTAGACGCAACCCAGAACCTAACTGGTATCAACCTAGAAGAATTGGTTGTCACCGAGCAACTTGCAGGGGCAAGGGTAAACACAACCCTAGACGCTATTAGCTGGGATGCTGATCGTCGTGACATTGCTACCGGTTCCTCGACACTAGCCGCTCAGACAGTAGCTGGAAACACAAACACCTTCAACTACTTGCAGACTATTGCTCAGTCCGAGCCAGGTGACTTGTTTATCTCTAAAGAAGGTAACGTCAAATTTGTTGACCGATACGCTCCAGTTACCGGAGACAACCCAGCATTTGCAGACGACGGCACAGGAATTGAATACACGCAAGTATCAACCATCATCGGTAGCGAGTTGCTTTACAACAACATCACCGTCACTAGCACAGCTGGAACTTCTAACGCTGTCAATCAAACATCGATAGATACCTATGGGGAGATTGACTATGAACTAGCCACGCTGCTATCAAGCCAAACTCAACTAGACAATCTTGCTTCGTTTCTTTTGAATCGTTATTCAGAACCTCGATACAGAATTAGCGACATCGGGATAAACCTTAGAACTCAATCAGCGCCAGATCGTGCAACCATCTTGGACATTGAGCTAGGTGACATCGCGCAGGTCACGTTTACGCCGTCTGGTATTCCTCCGGCTTTTGTTACTTTCGCGAAGGTAATAAGAATCCAACAGAACCACAGTCCAGAATTAGAATTATTTACATTTGGGCTAGAAGCCTTGTCTGGTGTAGTGCTAGTTCTTAACGACCCTGAGTTTGGTAAACTAGACGAAGGTTACTTCTTGTCTGGGCCATACAACGCTTGGACTTTGAACGATGCAATCTATGGTCGCTTGTCAGCTGGCATGGCGGTAAGTTAGGAAATTATGAGCGGATACAAAACCTGGGCCATTGGCGAGGTCGTAGAGGCTGGAGATTTCCAGAGCTACATCCAAAACCAAACTGTAATGAAGTTTGCAGATGACGCAACAAGAACATCTGAATTAGGCGGATCCGTCACCGAGGGTATGCTTAGCTACCTAGTCTCGACAGAATCGCTTGAGTATTACACAGGCGCAGTTTGGGAGCCAATCTCTAGTCCTGGTGACATCACAGCGGTAACAGCAGGCACAGCCCTAACAGGTGGTGGCACAACTGGCGATGTAACACTCAACGTTGATTTATCAGCCATCACAATCCCTGCCTCACAGATTTCAGACCTAACCGCAACAGCCGCAGAGTTGAACATCCTTGACGGCGTGACGGCAACAACCGCAGAGCTAAACATCCTTGACGGTGTGACAGCAGACGCAACCGAGCTGAATTATGTAGACGGCGTAACCTCTGGGATTCAGTCACAGCTTGACGACAAAGCTTTGCTCACTCCGGCGGTAAACGCCAAGACCGCTGCCTACACTCTCGCAGTTGGCGACAGAGGCGAAACGATAACAGCCGATGGCACGTTCACACTCACAGCGCCAAGCGCAACATTCAGTGCAGGCGACAGGGTGGACTTTGTGAACATCGGCACAGGCGTGATTACGTTTGCAGGCTCAGGCGTGACAGTCAACTCAAAAGACGCAGCACTAACGATAGAATCACAGTGGGCTGCTGCCTCAATACTGTTCTTGAGTTCTTCAACTGCTGTCTTGATAGGTGACATAGCGTGATACCCCTAGGGATACTTGCAGCAGCAGGTGGCGCAGTTGCCTCAGTAGGCAGCTACGACCTACTATCAACCACGATACTTACAACCAATACCGCATCGGTAACCTTTGCATCGCTAGGAACTTATGCGGCTGACTATCAACATTTGCAGGTTCGAGCAACCTGTAGAACAATGGGTGGATTCACTCAAGATGACATTGTTTTTACAATAAACGCTGATTCCGCAGCTAATTACTCCCATCACTTGGTAGTAGGTAACGGCGCTTCGGTATTTTCATTCGCAGGAACAAATCAAAACTTTATAAAATCTCTGTCTTACTCAACAGGTTCTACTTCACCTACTGGTGCTTTTGGTAGTGGAGTTCTTGATATCCTAGACCCTTTTAACACTTCTAAGTACACGACCACTCGGACACTAACTGGTAAAACAGCAGGGGAGATACAGCTTTGGTCTGGTAACTGGCGAAGTACTGCTTCTATTACCTCACTTAATTTCTTTGCTATCAGCGGAAGCAACTTAGCTCTAGGTACACGTATAAGCCTCTATGGATTGAGGAAAGTATGACAAACACATACATAGCACTAAGCACAATCACACTTGCTACTGCAACAAGCTCTGTCACCTTCGGGTCAATTCCGCAGACTTATCGGGACTTGGTGTTGGTTGCAGTCGCTCTAGGCTCAACAACACTGCAAGGGCGAGTACGACTTAACTCCGATTCCGGCTCTAATTACAGTTCAGTGAGAATGAGCGGAAATGGCTCTAGTTCTACGTCAGCATCTCTTGCCTCTCAAACTTCTGGCAGCATCTCAACTATTGCCACTGCTACTACAGGGGGTGCTTTACAGGTGGAACTACAAATCCAAGACTATTCAGCTACAGATAAACATAAGACAATGCTCTCAAGAGCCGACCAGTCTGCCACAGGAGCCGAGGCTGTTGCTGTTAGGTGGGCATCAACGTCGGCGGTGACATCGGTGCAGATACTTACGTCTACAGGCAACTGGGCTGTTGGCGGAACATTCTCCCTATATGCGATTGAGGCGTAAACAATGCAAGCAATAGAAACCGTAACAGTCGGCTCAGGTGGACAAGCGAGCATTACATTTTCCTCAATCGCAGCAGATTACACAGACCTAAAACTTTTAGTATCTGGTAGGTGTTCGACAACCGACACAACGGCTACCATCGCTTACAACACTGGGGGGACTTATACACGACGGACACTCTTGGGCAGTGGGTCAGCAGCTACCAGTAACACTTCAGCAGTCGACTTTAGGATTTCACAATCGGGAGATACCGCCTCCACTTTTGGCAACTGTGAAATCTACATTCCCAACTATGCAGGTTCAACTACTAAGTCCTATTCAGTAAATTCGATAAACGAAAATAATGCAACTGCCGCTTTCCAAGCAATCACAGCAGGACTTTGGAATCAGACAGCAGCGATTACTTCCATAGTTCTTACACCCGGCTCTGGTAACTTTGCAGAACACAGCACCGCAACCCTGTACGGCATCCTCGCAGGCTCCGACGGAACAACGACAGTAACCTAAAGGAAAAAAAATGACTAACGAAATCCCAACAAAAATAGTAATCAACTGCTCGACAGGTGTGCGTGAAGTACTTGAGCTAACTCAAGCCGAGATAGACGAGCGTGAAGCTATGGCAATTCAGTCAGAGGCAGACCGGGTGGCAGACGAAGAAGCGGCTGAGGCAAAAGCGGAAGCCAAGGCTTCAGGCGTTGCAAAGCTTGCAGAGCTTGGGTTGACCGCTGAAGAAATCTCCGCAATCACGGGCGCATAATAATGGCTGAAGAAGGCACATCAGTTCGCATTACTAATGTTCAAGTTTATGAGAAACTTATGGAAGTAAACTAGAAACATAATTTAGGAGAATAATGTCAGGTTTAGGAAGAAAAGTATTTGCAGCTGGTGAGGTGCTTACCGCAGCTAATGTTCAGGGCTATCTGCAAGACCAAGCTGTGATGGTGTTTGACGATGCTACAGACCGCACCACAGTCCTAGGAGCAGCAGTCACCGAGGGGATGGTCACATACCTAAAAGACGTAAACACGGTGCAAGTTTACGACGGCACTGCTTGGAAAGTCGTTACTTCTGACCCTACGCTGACATCTTCAGCAGCAAGCACTTACACAATCGAGGACACTGACGCAGGACAGTACTTGCAATTTACTGCTGCCACAACTATCACGCTAAATGTCGCTACTGCTTTTGCATCATCCCAGCAAGTGCAAATCTTTGCAGACGGAGCTTCACTATCTATTGTCGGTGACGGCACTGTGACTCTTTCGGGTGCAGGACTTACAGGCACAGGTGTTAGCTTCGTTGCTAACGACCAGTTTGAGATAGTGGGGATTGTTTGCCTCGGCACTAACCAGTATCGGGTTATTGGAAACGTAACAGGGGCAGAATGACTCAGCTTCTTATAGGTGGAATCTCAGGACAGCGCAGACCCGTATCTGGTGCGCAGTATTTAGTCGTCGCAGGCGGCGGTGGCGGAGGAACTAATCATCCAGAAAGCAGTGGTGCTGGTGGCGCTGGTGGGTTCCGTTCAAGCATTGACGGAGAATCTTCTGGTGGAAATTCAGCAGTAGAAAGTTCCGTAATTTTTTCCTTAGCAACTGACTACACAGTTACAATTGGTGCTGGCGGCGGTCAAGGTAGCAACTCAGTTTTTGCGTCAGTAACATCGCTTGGCGGAGGATACGGCGGCTCTCGTTCAAATGAAGGAAACTTTCCGGCTCAGAGCGGTGGCTCAGGCGGCGGAGCATCGGGATACCTTAACAATACAGGCGGCGCAGGTACGGCAGGGCAAGGCTTTGCAGGTGGAGACTCAACGTCCGCATCTTTTTCAAAGAGTGGTGCGGGTGGCGGCGGCGCAGGCGCAGTTGGCGGCAGCATAATCGGCACACTTGGGGCTAACGGAGGAAGTGGAATACAAACCGAAGTAACTTCAATACCGACTTATTATGCAGGCGGCGGCGGCGGCGGTGGTAACGGTGGTAACGGAAGCGGCGGCTCTGGCGGCGGCGGTAATGCAGGTTACAACGGGATTACAAACACTGGCGGCGGCGGTGGTGGAAGTGAGATTGACGGTAGTGGGGTAACCCGAGACCCCGGTACAGGCGGTTCAGGTATAGTAATTTTGAGATACCCAAAAGGCTTCGCTCTAACAATAGGGGCAGGGCTTACAAGCACCACCACAACAATCGGTGTCTACAAGGTGAGCCAATTTACAAGCGGTACTGGCACAATTCAATTTGGAATAGCATAGGAGAATAATGGCACATTACGCATTCATCAACGACGAAAACATTGTCACTCAAGTCATAGTCGGCAGAAATGAAGATGAAGTAATAGACGGCATCTCCGACTGGGAAGCTCATTACGCAGAGGTCTACGGTCAGCGTTGCGTAAGAACCTCTTACAATAGCAACATTCGCAAAAACTACGCAGGCATCGGGTTTACCTTTGATTCTGAGCGTGATGCTTTTATCCCTCCAAAGCCTTTTGACTCTTGGGTATTAGTTGAGGAGACTGCACAATGGGAAGCACCAGTGCCTTACCCTGACGACGGCGTAATGTATTCTTGGAATGAAGAAACGGCTGACTGGGTAGCAACAGAGTTTGAGGCTAACGACTAATGGCAGAAGAAGGCACATCCGTACGCATTACTAACGTTCAAGTTTATGAAAAACTTATGGAAGTTAATGAGAATCAGATTGAGATGTTTGCCGAGCTGCGTGGCTTGAAGTATCTACCTGAAAAGGTTGCCAATATGGAGACTCGTTTAGCAAAAGTTGAGCTTATCGCTCGCCTTGTGTACGGCGTCTACGGCGCAACACTGGGAGCAGTAGCGGTCGGGTTAGTGAGCTTGCTTCGTGGCTAAAATATACAAGCCAAGGAAATCAAAGTGAGTCGCTTCTCTGATAGGACAGCCGATTGGCGTTTGGTCTATGACGCTAAATACATAACCTCGCACTATGGCGAGATGAGCAGCTTTAGAAAAGCAAACCGTATGCAACCGCACTCCGGGACTGATTGGGCTAGACCACTAGGCACACGCATACCTGCAATTGCCAAGGGTACAATTCGGTTGATTCAGTTCTCAGACGTCCTCGGTTGGGTTGTCGTGCAGACAGCTATGGATAAAGACGGTCTTATCTGGTACTTGGGATATTGCCATATGGATGCAAAGCCGGGCTACCGTGTCGGGCAGAAGTTGCGCAAGGGTCAGACTGTAGGACTTCTCGGAGACAGTGGGGTTAGTTCTGGCCCTCACGTTCACGTCACGGCGTCAAAGACCATCAAGGGTGTGTTCGGCATCACAGAGGATAAGGTAGACGTTTACAAGCTAATTCTTGCTAATGTAAAGAAGCCCGTACGAGAGGTCTGCGAATGTTGCAAAAGACCCTTGTAAAAATGTTTGACGGTGTGTTCTTCCTAAAGGACGAGCCGGAGTCTGCAACAGGTGCAAGCTGGAAGTTCCGTCGCAAGCTAATCTTTGGCTCTTACCGACTTGGCTTTGCAATGATAATCTTCGGTTCTCTAACTTTCCTTGTTGACCAGTGGGGAGTCGGAGTCACTTTGATAACTGGCGGCGTATCGCTTATCTCAATTATCACTACGGCTTACACTGTAAGTGCATCGTGGCAAGACGGTAAAAACAATCAAGATTGGACTAACGGAGATGTTTAACTTAGCTTTTTGGAACTTCGCAGGTGAGCGAGCAATCAAGACATTCGCACAAGCAGGACTAGCATTCTTAGGTGGTGGCAGTGTTGGGTTGTTCTCAGCCGATTGGGTTGGGTTCTTCAGCATCTCGCTGGGGTCGGCGCTGCTGTCGGTACTGACTTCGATTGTGACCAAGAAGTAGACTTTCGCAACCTAGCTCGCTGACGCGAGTTCATTCCACCCCAGATGCCATGCTGCTCATTATTTATGAGCGCATACTGAAGGCACAAGGTCATCACCGGGCAAACCTTGCAGAGCTTTATGGCTGGGTGCAGGTTTGGGTTGGGCGAACCACCCTCTGGAAACCAAGCGTCTGGATCGGATGTTTGACACGCTGGCGCTTGAGTTGCGCGGATGCCTTCGGCTAAAGCTGTTAGTGCTTGCTCTGAGTTCATGATTAAAAGAGTAGCCAAGCTAGTCGGCTATTGCAAGTTCACAATGATTGCTAGAATAAAACCATTAACACCGCACTGTCTCTTGGAATCTCAAGAGGTGGTGCGGTTGTCTTTAACTAGCGTTCGTCGGCAGTAGTTCCACCCCACACGCCATACTGCTGATTTGTTTCCAGCGCATAGGTGAAGCACTCTTGAAGTATCGGGCAGGTCTTACACAAGGCACGCGCCATCTTGGTTGACACCTGGCGCTGCTCAGGATCGGTGATGTCCTCGGGAAAGAACGCGTTCGGAAGTTTCTCACAAGGCACGCCGCCGGCCACACTTATCTTTTTCAACAAAGCCATGTATCGGCTCGTAAGATGTCCTTGTGCGGTCATAAACTAAGACTAACTTGAAAAGAGGGAATAATGGAGCTTCACGCACCGGCAACATTCAACGGCGCAAAGCTGCTTGGAGTGTTTGAGAACGGCACGTCAGAGTGGCACGAAGCTAGGGCTGACGGGATTGGCGGTTCTGAAATTGGCACTATCCTCGGACTTAATCGCTGGGAGTCAGCCTTCTACTTGCACCACCTAAAGACTGGCAACCTGCCACAAAAGATAATTGACTCATTCCCTGCCGACCTTGGCAACATACTAGAACCCGTAATCATGGGGCCGCTACTCAAGCGACAGCACCCAGAGTGGGAAGTATTCACGACTGGCACTTACCAGCACCCGACCATCCCTTACCTTCACGCAAACCCGGATGGGCTAACCCAGGTCAATGGCGAGTGGGTAATTGTGGAAGCCAAGACATCTAGAAATTATTGGGATGAAGTGCCGCCAAGTTACGTCGCTCAGGTGCAGCATTACATGATGGTGATGGGCGTCAAGCGCGCTGTCATTGTCGGATTGGTAGCGATGGACTGGGTTGAGTACTGGGTAGAAGCCGACGAGTTTGAGCAAGACGTTATGAAGCAAGCCGCCGAAAAGTTTTGGCATGGACTCAAGAATGACATAGTTCCGGCTTGGGATGGATCAGAGTCAACTTATCAGGCGGTCAGAGAACTGCACCCAGACATTGACGACACCGAGGTTGAGATTGACGGACTGCACTACTTGCCAGCCGCGCAAGCAGCGTTTGACAAAGCGGAGTCTGAGCTAAAGCAGATGAAGTCTGAGGTGCTGTCAAGTATGGGCAGAGCCAAGCACGCATACATTGAACACGATGGCGCAACAATTAGGGTAGCCTCAAGACAAGCAAGGGGTCAAGGTCGGCCGTTCCTTGTAGTCAAGAAGGGAAAATAATGAACGTGTTTCTAGGCGACACAGTCACGCTAGTCCGCAATGAAACATACGTCACCGGCGCAGTCTCAGGCGTAGTCCTAGACAAGAACAAGCAATTAGAGCGGATCTACATTGAGGGGCTTACCGCTCCCTTTTGGTTGGCAGACAACTGGAAGTTTCTCGAAACCGAATACGAAGATGAGGAAGAAGAATGAGCTTCCTATTCCTTGGACTAGACGGCGAGATGTCATCGAGTGAGCTGAGCGAAGGTGGCAAGCTTATTCAAATCGGCGTTTCCACAGCCGAGTGCCGCACTCGTTCTTGGACGATAGATCCAGGCGAGTGCCAGTGGTCAGAGCAAGCGTTCGCCGTTCATGGAATTACCCGACGAAGGCTAAGCAGTTCTCCTTCACCTGCCGAAGTTGACGCACAGCTTTATGAATTTCTAATAGCTATCGGGGCAGACGCTAACAACCGAGGCAAGACCATCCCAGTC